GATGTTCAGCTTTTACACCAAAGGTGGCAAGCATTCCATAGAACCAGGCTAGCTTATAGGTTTTTCTGCTTTGTGCCAGCTGGAAAAAATCGTCAACTATCCTCTGATCTAGAGGAGGGGAAATTACATGGGTCATGGGAGGGGATCATATTTTTACCTGGACTATAGACAGAACCGACCCTGAATACAAGATTTGTCGGCCCTTAAACTTACAAGGTTTTTAACCTTTGTTGTATTATACTACAAAAAGTTAAAGGGAAGGTTTTTCACCTGAGGCTGGTACATATGTACGCCCTGTCTTGTCTATCATGGTGAACCCTGACAAGAATACGATTTGATTAGGAATATTAAATAGCTTTTGCAACATGGGTGCAACAGTTGGTGATTGACAATTATAAGGAGGAACATCCATATAGCTTAAAGAATTCTTGGTTACTTGAAACGTTTCATATCTTTGTTGATTACTTTCTGCTTCTTGTACTAAGGTTTGTTCCCATTCCGCCATTGATTCATACTCAACAGGATAATCGGAAGGCTCAGGAGGAAATACTTTTTCTGCAAACTTAAGTGCATAGACATGTTTGCAATAACGCATCTCATCTAATACAGGTTCCCAGTAATCTCCCAAAGAAGTTATGACGTCTTGAGAAACAGTGTAGTCTTCGTATACAGGTAAACCATCTGGTTTGTTACCAGGGAGAGACGGAGCTTCTATATTACGTTTGTACGTAGCTCCAAAATCTTGATATATACCAGGGTTGTCTCTTGTTGATAAGCGGTTTACTGCTGATGTTGCAATTGAATCAGGTAGTACAAACGATGCGGCAGGCGCTTCTACATTCAAAGATCTGTTTTCTAAAGATGTTACCATTGCATTATTGTTATATACGCCGTCACTTAAAATGTCTTCGTGTCTTCCTGGCTTAACAGAAGCAACACTAGAGTGAGGAAAGTATTTTCTCCTTTTAGTTTTACTTGTATCATTGATTGTTGTCATAAAGGTATATTCTCTGCGTGTAAAGTCTTGACACGTGCAGGCATATCTATTACCTGTCAATAGGAATCGTCCAATAGCAGGAGGTTTTGTCGAGGGGGTTAAGAATTGTTTATCATGTGTGACTTCTACTGACCCTGCCTTCTTTAGTTTTAGGACGCCTGTGTCTTCAATGACATCTACCAAAACAGCCTGTACATAACCATATCTTCTTTGTGTATCTGGATTAATAGAATCAGGTGTGAGCACTTCGCCACTAACAGTGAGGATTCTATCTTCTAGTATTTCACCGTTAGTTGGTTTCAAAGGTGTTGTTATACCAGATACCGTGGCAAATAAAGGAGAAGGTAAAGGATTACCTGAGCTCCAGGTTCCGGCTAATTGTACGTACCAATAAGAAGAATCTTCTGTTACACCTGCGATAGAAAGCCTGGTGCCAGCTGAATCAAGTAAATTATCTGTACGCATATTTCCCCCTCGTCTTAATCCAGTCCAATGCATTCCAAATTCTTTTGTTCGAGTTGGAAAACCTTTAAAAGCACCTGAGACGATGGATGTCGGATTAGAACCGGAGGGAGTTATTGTTCCAGAAGGGAAGGGAATATTATAAATAAATTTGAACTCATATGGGTTGTTATAGATATTAGAAGAATATATTTCATAGCCACGACGCCATCTAGCCCATGCTGATTCTCTGTTTAATACAGTAATTGAACCTGGTACACCACCTTGTGAAAATTCTGTGGTGATCGGTTTTATTTCAAAAGGTTTAAAGTCTTTTGGTCTACCAAAGGATCCAAAACTAGTATTGCCTTTAAGAGGCATTGTTAGAAGAAACCACCTTGTGCATACACATAAGCTCCTGGGGTATACCCACCAATATTAGGTCCATCAGGGAAAACACCTACATATAAACGGTCGCCTCGTTCCAGGTATATTCCTTTATTGCGTAGTGGTGCAGTACTACCTAAACCGTTGGTATTACCAGCAGACATAACAGGAGCAGCCAATTGAGGCATCACATCAGAGCAATCAATCACACCGCTACCATCAGGAACAGTCTTAGCAAATAATATGTGGTAGTCAAAAGATGCGGGGATTGGTACTGTTGTACCACGGGTTTGATAGAAGACAAACGTTACGGCAGGTTGTTGCCCATAGGATACACCTTTATATGTAAAACCTGAGGAGGTGCCACCTGAGTAACGTAGTGTTGTGTTGACGCCTGTTAATGTAGTTGATCCTGTATATGTGTAATAACCAATGCCGCTTTCAACAACGCCTGCACCAGTGAAACTTCCTGTTGTCGTTACATTGATAATTTGACCGCTGGCAATTGAAACTACCGTACCTGATGTGCCTGCACTCAGGGTGTAATCTGCTGGCCTATAGAAATCACTGCGGGCAATTGTGATAGCGTCTACAACAACACCATTGTTCGTGTCATCACTAAGAGCTGCATCTACATCAACAAGGATAGAAGGAACCTGCCCACCTTGTACCTCTAGTGTATTGGAGCCTGCACTACCAACTGTCTGTGTTGTTACACGTACAGTATCAAATAAAGGACGATCAATAAACAGTGGTTGTTTATTTGTGGAAGTAGATGACAAGTTCCTTACCTTAATTCTTCGTATTTAAATTCTAGCTTATTGAACTTTAATATGGTCTAGTTTGATTCAGAAGTTGAGTAAACAGATTGGTATTGTCTTCTTCAGGTTGAATCAAACTAGTTAAAAGTTCTTCTTGTACACCTTGTTTCATAATGTTTTCCAATGTTTCTTTACCAAATAAATTACCTCCTGCAACAAGATTTTCTAATCCCAGAGCAGAAGAAACTTCTTTAGGTTTTACTGGGGGTGCTCCTGCTCCACCAAAGAGCTGTAGCCCTTTATTGTAAACAGTCTTATCTAAAGGATCAAAGTAATAGTTACTTTTCCCTGGGACAGGTACGTAATCAGTGGGTTTTTTGTGCGCATATGCAGCTGTACCACGAAAAGATTGTGCTCCTCTGGAAGCTTCATACGCTTGTTTGACAAGATCTGGATTATTTACAAGGTTTCGTATTCGATTGTATTCGTCTTGTCCACCTAATACTTTTGCGCCAAAAGCAGGATCAGCTAATTGTTGTTTTGAATATTTAAAAACAGCTTCATATTGCCCAGGGGCTTTGATGACGCTACCAATATCTTTACCTCCCCACTGTCCACTTAACATTCTAGAAAGAGCGTTTGCAGCTACAGCAGCAGTGTCCTTTCCACCGTGCCCCCTATATCCTTCTAATCCAGAAAGGACAGTAAGCATATTAACTTCTGGATCTTTAAACCCAAAAAGCTGTTGTACTGTACGTGGTGCCATAAATTCTATTTTTAATGGTGTTTCAGTTAACCCAATTTGACTCAGCCTTGAGACCTGGCGTGAATACGGCTTGAACAGACGTAATTAAACTCACTGTAGCTGCAAGGCGTCTAACAAAATTAGGGCAAAGAATCATCAGTTTATTGCAACAACACTGGTCCCCGTGAATCAAAGATTCTTATCCAGCTGGCTTGGACTTATATGGTTTACAATGCCAAGAATTAAATAATTATTATTTTTTATAGTTTAACATTTCAGCAGGATTAAATATTGGTTCACCATAATCGCGGTATTGGTTTTTATAATAAGCTTGTATTTCTTCTTCTGTCGGTCCAGGGGGAGTAATAGGTGTTGAGGCAGGTTCTCCATAATCACGGTACTGATTAGTATAATAATTATCAATGGCCGGTTGAATAGCCTCATATCCTGACTGACCAGGTTTAACTTTTTGTGCCAAGCCAGGGTTTGCTTGTGCCCACATTTGCATGCCTAAATTAAGGGCCGCTGTTGGATCTGTTTTACTTAAAGATCTATATTGATTTAACATAGGATTCTGTGCTGCTTGTTGCGCAGTACTGGAAAGCTCTGCAGCATAAGCGCGTTCACGAGCTGGAGCGTTATCAAGAGAGCCTTCTGGGGAATACGTCATTGTCCCAAAGAACTTACCGCTTCCTGGAGGAGCATTCCTTCCATAATCACCTGTGTTTATACGCCTATCTACTTCGCCATAAGGTAGATTACCTAGTTTTAAACGATCAATAATATAATTGGATTCATTTGCTATTTTTGATCCACCATATTTTATTTCATTAGCAAGACTGTTTGTGGCAAGGCCAAGTGTCCTTGAGCCATAAGGCAACTCTTGTAGTCCCGATACCACTTGAGGTAATAGCGAAAAGGGGCCTCCTGTAGCATTTCTTACTACATTATATGCGGCTCCTTCAGGGGTAAAAAGCCCTCCTAGACGTGATTGCTGTGTAGCTCCTTTATATCCAGTGTCTACTAAAGCGCCTACAGAGCTTAATCTACCAATTGGTTTATTAAATAATCCTCCAACTCTACCGACTGGATTTAATCCGGATGCTTTTTGAATAAACTTCTCAAATGGATTCATGACACTACCTGTGGTTTACGTGAAGATAAAGATTACTACCTACGGCAGTATCTGCGGGTCCAGGTAATGCTTGAATATATTCAGCACCTGAACGCTCATAACGATATCGAGCTTGGAATGGATCTTTATAATTTGGCACATAAAGAATCATGGCTAGTCGATTTGTTTCATACAAGTATATTTCATCCCATACTTTAAGAGCTTCTTTTGCATTAGAAGATCGAATAGTACGGTCTACGTCTCCAAGAATACTTTCAATCCTAGTAGAAGGAGAACTTGCAACTTCAGTTTTCTTTTCTGCTGTATCACAACGACCAACCTGAATAGTAATCTTATTGTAGAAATAAGAATCAGGTATAGTATTCATTGCTTCTTCCAGACGAGCATAGTCTCCTGCTGGAATAGAAACAGTAAAATAACCTAGATGGTACCTTACTCTACTTTTGTCAAAATCAGATAGCTGCACTTCTTGTTACCATCATTCTTTTATTATAGGTGTAATAAATCAATCTTATGCTTCATACGGATTTTGCATCATGTAATTCATTAAAAAATCTGTGGTTGTGTCTTGTTTAGGGTTTAACATTGATCCAACTAAACTGCTGTATAAACCACGGGAACTATCTTTATCGTTTTTTGCTTGTCCAAATAATTTACTTATTAAAGCCAATGCTGTACCAGCGCCTATTAACTGTTCTTGTTGACGTTGTTCAATTGAAGGTACTGCTGGTTTTGAATTTAAATTTGATGCATATACCTGCGCTTCTGGTCCCAGCTTACTCATATGTCCAAAACCTAATTCATATTTATTATCTCCTGTTCTAAACGTCATTAAGTTACCGTAACCACCTGCTGATGGTACAGGTAAAGCTTTACCATAACCTTGTAAATAAACTGGTGTTCCAGCTGCGCCACCAAAATCGATGCCTTTATGATCAGTCGATGCTCCAGCCGTTGGTGCTGTCCTTTGGCCAAACGGTGAGGTAACCACTAATCCTGTATCTGGATTCCACTCAAAACCACCCGTAGAGGTGCGTCTAACCAAAGGAGTTCTTTTCTCTCCGATCTGAATCCCGGTTAAAGCGCTTTTAATTGTTGATGGATCAATATAAGAACCTGTTTTTAAATCCTTAACGTATTTATGAATATGAGGGCCAGTGGCTGTACCAGTACTGCCAATATTTCCTACAAAGAACCTACCACCTGAGTTTGCCATTTTACTACTTTATTTCAATTCTAAAATGAAGAAGCCCCACCGAAGCAGGGCTTATATCACACGCGTACCAGGTTAGCAGCAAATACAGAGTCCCAATCAACACGTTTGATCTGTTTTAACTGATCTAGATTGCTGAACTTTTCACCAGAAAGACTCATCTGTATGTCTTTAATCTCACGTGCTGTCTTGAGACCAATCCCTTTAATATGGTCAGCAATCATTTGAGCGGTTGCTGAATTAATATTCAAGCGATGATCTGGGGGAAAAGCACGGGGCGCTTCCTTTGCTGCTTTATCTTTTACCTGTAGAGTCTTAACCGTTTTAGTGGCTGACTCATCCGGTTTGATCTCAGTCTTGTATACGGTATAAAGGCGACCGTCCTGATCTTCGACCATGAACCATTCGCCGTTATCCCATTCACTAATAACTTTGACCCGAGCGCCGGTTTTGGTGTGTTGATAAAGCATGGGTACCAGGTGTTCTGGTATTAGTTTACCCTAATTAAGTCGAACTGACGGTCCGATTATTAAGATAAGCTTCCAAATCACTGTAATCAGGGGCGTTATCAGGAACCAGGTAGCAAACTTCCACAAACAGATAACCGGTTAAACCAGCATTTTTGTCTGCTTGTGAGATGTACACACCGCCTGAAACAGCAGTGGCATCACCAGAAGCTTTAGAGTATACCTTAAAGGTTGTAGCAGAAGTGATCTGTTTGTATACAGCGCCACTGTTTACGAAACCTGAACCAGCTGTAACTTGTAGACCTGAGGCAGGTCCAATAAATACAGGAACTGAACCAAAGGCTTGATTACCACCTGCAAAATAAACAGTACCTGCACCTTCACCTGAAACAGTAGAAGATAATACAGCAGCAGCTACTGATTCACCAGAAGCAGCAACTGGACCAGAACTGTCACGACCAAAAGCAATTACGTTACCTGTAGTGTTATACACGCCAGAAGCAACACGATTGTCTCCCCAGCCAGAACCAACGGAGATTGCAGCGCGGTAAACATAGCCTGCTTGGGTGGAGTTGCCACTGATTACCATTCCGGTAATATCAGTACGAGTATCATCTTGCCTGTAAGGAGATGGGATGATAACACTCATGGTTTGACCATAAGTAGCAGAATCACCAGACACCCAGGTTACAGGAACATAACCACGTTGCTGAAAGTAACGATAGCCAGGAATAGCTAGAACAGATGTAGGACCAGCCTTAGACGCATCTGCACTTCCACCAGCGCCAGTGGAATCAAAGTTTTTGTACCAGCCATTAAGAGCTTCTACCCAGTTACCAGGGTAGATCTTTTTGGAAGTCAAATAAGTCATTTATTTCTCCTTGTTGTTTTATTTATTGTATCAAAGAACGCCGTCATCGCTGACGAAGCTGTAAGCAGTGGTAACAAAGTCCTTGTTCAGGATTTCAAAACCAGCATACAGTTGCCAGATAAGAATGATAAAGCGGCTGAAGTCATCATTATTGTTAATGAGAACTTGAGCATTAGGACCGCCTACACCAACGCCTACTGCTTGAGGACCAAAGAAGAAACCTTGGGCTACTTCCTGGGAAGTATAAGCAGGAGCATCAGTAAAGCTAGCTGTAATATTCTTGGTTGGGAAGTTGGTAGATTCATAGAATTTAACACCTTCAAACTGAACGCCAGTAGGCATTACAGGTTCACCAGCCAGGAAGTAACCTTGGCCCGCTTGAGGACCTTGATAGAAGCTAGCGTTATTAGGCATCATGGGATTGCCAGACATATACATGCCTTGGCCAGGATTACCTGAATAACGTGCGATTTCACGGAAGTCAGCATCACGACGCAAGTGCATCATGAAAGTAGGATCGCAAATACAACGATACAAACCATCAGAGAAGGTAGGTACGTTGCGCTTACGGAGATCCTTAACTACATTCAACAGGTCGGTAGATACGTGGAACTGTTGTGAGTTAGCTGTGTACTGAGCAGTGGTGTAAGAAATACGGCCACTGGAATCCTTAGCAGCGCCAGTTGGGAAATAGTAACCACCTTGTGATGTTGATGCTTCACCATTGGCTTCTGCTTTGGCTAGTTCATCAATAAACACACGATCACGCCAACGACGATAATCATCAAGAAGTGTAAGGGAGCCAATAGACTGGTGGAACATATTCAGATTACCTGTGTCCAGCAACATGCGCTGAGCAGTAATCAGAGTTTCACGAGCAATCTTAAAGGTACTGGGTTGAGTAGGATCAGAAGGATCCGCAGGGCCAGTGTATTCCTTAAGCACCACAAGGACTTTCTCCTTAGTGATGTTACGGCTGTTAGCAGTACCAATGGTTTGATCGGAAATACGTTCGCGGCTATCCTTAGTACCAGGAGTGCCCCAGAATTTGTAGCGATCAAGTTGAACGGTTTGACCAGGCTGACGAGTAAAGTCATGAACCACTACTGGTTCTACGGCCATCTCGCAGATGTAAGCAGGGTGAGGACGGTAAAGTTCTGCACCTAAGATTTTTGGAAAATCGGTATCAATAAACACTTTAGTTTATCCTCCTATATTGCAGGATGTATGGTGAAAAGATTCAGACGTACAACTGTCTTTATCTATGAAAATTTTAGCAGGTATTAATTTAACTATCGTTGATAGTTACTAATACCCGCAGTGCCTGTTGTTTGTTTGTACCGGGCACCTGGTGAATTACTAGATCCGTAAGATTCAGGATCAATACGTTGATCTGTAAATCCTGGTACACCCATAGAGCCAGGGATGGCTCCAAGGGCAACACCTCCTAGACCAGCGAGACCAGCGGCAGCAGGAACAGCGAGACTAGCAGTACCCTTACCAAGGCGCCTTTCTAATTCTTTAGGTGAAAGCTGTAATGGTTCTTCAAGAACCTCCTGAAGAAAAGTAGGAATACCTGGTCTAGTGGCGGCATCTTCTATCCTGCTCCTTATTTCAGGAGAATACTTACCAGCTAACCGACGAGCACCAAGTAAACCAGCAGCTCCGCCAAGGGCGCCACCAACTCCTGCAAGAGCTGCAGATCCTGGATCTTCACCTTGAGAAAGAGCATATCCACCTGTTGCTAAACCAGCGGCTGCAGGGATTCCGTATTTAAGAAGTGGACGCATGGCCTCACTCCATTACAAATAGCTTGTTAGCTACAGTATTAGGTTGAGCTTGGTTAAGAACACGCCAGGCATTCTGGGGATCTCGTGCCATGATTTCATTGAAGCCGCCCCAGAAGTTTTGGGGTTGTTGTGGGCCAGCAGCTTCAGGAGGTGCAGGGAAATTCCCATACCCAGGTACTACTTGCTCTGTGCGATAGCCAGGGGTATTCAAATCTTGCTCACTTTCGTAAACAGGATAAGGACCTTCAGGACCGAAGAACTTCAAAGTGTAGTCACTCAGTACATCAGGATTAGTCAGAATTTCGTTATAAGCGAGATTCTCTTGATGTTCATTTACAGCAAAGTTGGCGTAGCCATGCAGTAAACCGCTGGCTTTAGAGCCCCATGCAACTGCACTATCCAACATGCTTTCCAGTTGGAGAGCATAATTATTTAGGACGGCTGGTGCTTCTACCCCGAACGCGTCGATCACCTGGCGGCTTTCGTTGCTCAGGCCCAGGTAATCCGCTACGTCCGCCAGTGAGGGACTGGAGGAGGTTTGGGAATAGTTGGCTGAGTATTCCTGGTTGGGATACGAGGTCTGCGTCCCCAAGCTGGGCATAGGTTGGCCGTTGTACGTCTGACCGTAATTGGCCGGGGCGTATGTTGGCGTCGGAGCCGAGGGTTGACCCTGGAACGGGGATTGGACTGGTGCGCTCAGCAGACCCACCACCTTGTTGAACGCCGATTCCCATGGGCTGCTCTGGGGTGCCGCCGGTTGGGATTGGGGGGCGTACTGAGTAGGGCTTGATTGGTAGCTGATAGGTGCTTGTGGCACCGCTTGGGGGTAACTGGTACCCACTTGGTAATTGATCGGTCCCTGGTAGCTCTGTCCCGGAGCCTGAGGCGCTGGTACTGCCACGTAGCTGCTTGGTGCTACTGCTGTTGGTACTTGGCTCATCTGTGGGATCGATTGGACGGTAGCGTCCTGCATAACTCATCTCCTTTTGTAATGCTTCTAAGGTGCGATACAGATAAGGTGTAAGGTCAAGACGTGGGTCCGCAGCCATCGGTAAATCTGGTGACTGCGGGTGAGGGGTCTGCATCATGCCCCCCACTAATTTTGCAAAAGCTGAGTAAGCACCTTGCAATTCGTTGACCATCCTGAACGGAAACCCCGATAACATCGCGGCCCGCTCCTCATCCGTTTTTGACGGGAAGAGGTACTTCAGTGCTTCAATACTATCAACACCTAATTCTTGGAGGTTACGTACCACGATAGAATTATTTAAAATATCTTGTGTAGAGTCTTCGTAAACAGGACCTAACCAACGCCAAAGCATGGTCAGATCCCCGTCTGGTATTAGGCCGATGACTCCTGTAGGTATATGTTGAGTCTCTACACATGCCTTCATTATTTGTTTAATCTTTTCTTCAAATCCTTTTAAACCTGCTTCGTATAAATCAATTTCTTCTTTAGCTGCGTTCTCTGTTGGCTCAACTGGCTTCTCAATTCCTGTGGCAGCAGCTAAGGTATCACGGAATAAACGCTCTTCTTGATAAATGATTAACTCTAAACACCTACAAATGCCATATGTATAAATAGCATTTGCTTTTTTCTTAGATGTTGCTGATACACGACCGAATAATGACTTATATTCTGTTGCTGTGATACCAGCGGAGATAGAAAGGTCGTCTACACCCCCTAAAGCTGTCCGTATTTCTTCTCGATACTGACGTGCAAAGTTATTTTGGTCCCCAGTGATAGCATCTGGGACAATATAACCAACACGGTCGTTAGGTTCCAGGTTGGCAATCACCCTAGGCACCCTAATTTGCCCATCCATACCCCTAGAGAGTGGATCAGACTTAAATCTTGACTGACTTAAGGCTCCTAATCCAGTAAAACCGGAGTTTGCTGCAATAGAAGGACGTTGAACTGTAGAATCTGACCCAGATTCCATCAGATCTGTCTTAGGTCTTGATGAGAGAAGGGTTGGATTACCAAAGAACTGTACATTCTTACGCATGGTGCGTACCATTTCGTCATGCGTGACAATATGATTGGCTAATGCGTCAAATTCGCCTACTCCTTCGTTAGAAAAACCCTTAGGACTATTAAATATTTCTACACAAGGAATAAATCCGAGTGTGTTTCGGAATGTTTGAGTACGCCCTGGGACATTATAACTAGGTAAGTCAAAGGACATCTCTCCTTCACTATGTGTTTCTTCAATTACCTTGTCTTTGATTGATAATTTGATATATCGTTTGGCCCCCTGTGGGCCAGTAATAGCAGTACCTGAGATATTGGTGATATTAACGCCATCGCTAAAGCCTGTTCCCTGTCTTACTTTATAGCTATAGATAATAATTACTTCTTCTAGCTCGCCATTAATGCCGTAGTAAGAACGATATTCATGTTGACGGAAAAAGTAAAGTCGGTAATTAGACTCAGTAGGTCTGATATAAAACAAACCTTGTCCATCACACAGGAAATACTCCCAGATTGAATCTAGGCGTGTATCCATCCTGTTGTATTTAAGTACTCTGTCGACAAAATCTTTGCGTTGATTACCAAAATTATCTTGAGAAGGAAAAAATTCTACCCCTTGGCGGATACCAAAGAGTTTCATTTGGGCTACGTGGGACGCAACAATACCTGTGTCAATGTTTACTCCGCCATCTTTCTCAAGATAGGAATCAACAATTTCTTTTAGGCGAGAGTTAGCGTCCACAGATTAGTTATTAGGGTTTGGTTTTGTAAATCTTAGCATCTTTATTAACTTTTTGGGATTTAAAAACGAGTGTTATACATTGCTTCAGCACCAAAGCCACCACCTTGTTGTGGCCCTAATCCTCGCCTACCTTCTCTAAAGTTCACATTTACATCAAGACTTGGAGTGCCATAACCAGCTTTTAATGTATACCCTTGGGGAATCTGAACTCCTTGTTCTGCATATCCAGGGGTAAACATGCCTCCAAAATTAAGGTTTTGATTACGTCCAAGATCAACCTTAGCTCCTGCCCCCACTGATTCTAGTCCTGTAGGCACTGCATTGATATCTAAATACAATGGTTTAGAAGACGTAGGAGATTTCTCTAGCATTTCATTTCTAGCTTGTATTCCTTGTTGAAGAATCGCTGCATTTTGAGCTTCTTTTTGTTGTTTAGCCGCATCATATACCTGTAATGCTTTTAACTGTTCTGGTGAAGGCCCTGTCGGTTGAGGAGGTCCGTATCCTTCAAAGTTTGTCATAGGTATAAATTCTTGAGGGGGCTGCATCATTCCACCTACGTTACCTATGTTTTGTCCTCCTGGAAAAGCTTGTGCAAGAAAAGTATTTTCTTTTGGAACAAAAGATTGACCTTTACGAAGCTGCTCAATTATTTGTTCTTGTTTGTTTCGAGTGTCACGAATACCAGGGGAACCATTGATTCGTGTAGGATCAGGAATTCCCTTTAAAGTTCTATCCACACCTGGAGCAACTATATCAGATAACGACTTTTTACCAAATAACCAATCAGTAAATGCATTAGCTACTTGTGGCTCAGCTTCACTTCCACCAAAAGTCATCGGTAACCTAGGTTGCATTCTTTGTGTATTAAAAAACTCTAAATTTCCAGGTGCTCCAGGTATGTTTGCAAGTCCGCTTACTCTCATTTATCTATTTATTATTGTTTCTATTCTATCAACCTATTCTTCTATTGCTTCATATCCTGTTGGATCATTAAGTTTTGATAAAATTACGCCTTGGCCTTTTAGTTTCCATTCTAAAATATCTCCTTCTGTCCAGCCAAGAGCTTCTACTATTTCAGTGGGAAACTCAATAAAATAATCTCCGTTGCTGTCTTCTTGAATTTCAAGGGTGTAATTCATCTGGTTATAGCTTTTCAATTAGTTTATCAAGCTTAATATTAATCTGTTTAAAATTATCTTGCATCTGTTGCATCTCTCTCAAGAAATCTACCTTAAGTACATATTCGATTGGCAGACGGTGGTGCATGGAGTTCAGGTTGGCATCAGTGTTGTCCATTCGTTTTTCCACACGAAGGATACGTTCATGAAAGCGGCCTAACAATTTATTCGTCACCCACCCAACACCAGTGACAGCTGGTACCGAAAAGCCAATAATAATCAGCAAGAGATCGGGTCCCAATGCGTTAGCCTGTTCTTTCTGCTACTATTCTAAGGTCTAGTAATCAAATTGGAGCTTTCCTTTTTTGGCCAATCCATTTACTAGCCATACCAACGCATCCACACAATCATCATGACTACTCACGCCGAAGTTTGTGAGTTCCTCGAAGAGATTAGTGAAGTTCCGAAAACGATTAAAGATTATTTTTCGTTCTTCAAACATGCCTATAATCCCCCTAAACCGCGCCAGCTTGTCTGCACGGAATCCCTTGACGGGATGCCAGATCAAGTTGTTCAGACCTTCGTCATTAAGGCAAATCCTCTTAAAATCGGCTTCGAGAGAAGCTTGGTACTGGACGGCTTCTGACCAGATATCACAAGTAGAGAAGGTTGGGAAGTAGTTCCCATTGTCATCCTTTCCTATGATCGACCAATCATTAAGCAATTCTTTCATTTCATCTAGCTTTTCTAGATTACCCATGGCCCGTATCCTGCGGTAATCAATGATATGAATACGATCATCAATACGTCCACCCAGGACCATTACGGTGTAGTCATTTTTTTCTTTAATTCCAGCAGATAAATCAACCCCTATACCAAGTGTATCAAATTCAGTTGCTATCTCCGCCTTTACTATCAGTTCTGGTGCCAGGGATAGCTCTCCTTGCCTGACAATCTGATTCATGTATTGAAAAGAGAATGCAACAGGTGCTTGTCTTTTCTTTTCTTTTAAGTAGTCCAGTGACCACATTTCAGGCCAATAAGAAATCTCATCTCCTGTTTTAGGATCTGTTTGGATAGCAGACAACACAATTTGTTGCCAGTTATTTTGTTCATTAAAAGTAGTGGCGTGTATATCATCATGTCTGAATCTGGTACCCAAGCATATTGCTCTCCCTCCTTCAAACATAGTTGGTGAGATAACCGCATTCCAGTTATCTTGCATTGCTTTACGTATATCAGGATTAGCTATATCTGTTGCTGATTTTATACAGTCATCAATTAAACATAAATGACTACGTTTAGATGTAACGGAACCTTTTAATCCAGCTGCACAAAGAGTAAACATCTCATCACCGATATTATCAATGCCCGCAAATTTATGATCAATGGACCAATATTCATTACTTGTTACGTTCTTTAATAGACGGACTGCCGGAAATACTTCTTGATATTTACGACTTTCTATAATACGTTTAATTGCTGCTGATTTAGGACGTGCAATTTCAACTGTATAAGAAAGATAAAGAATTTGTAAAGGTAGCTTAGCTGTGGTATGTACACCAATAGCCCATGCAGTAAACAAACCTAAGGTCGTTGACTTTGCCGAATTGTGACTAACAATATAATCTTTGGTTAAGAAGGTATGACAGCTATCGGCTACTTCAATACAACGTACTTTTTCTGTTGTTGATGGGCAAATATTTTTAATGCTGCGGCAAGGAAGATACTTGGTGCAAGGAGAATATCTTTGGGCTTTACGGTGTAAGTGAAAAGGTTTAATACTATCTGGTAATTTGATACCTAAGGTAACTGACGGTGTTGTCGTACGTACGCGCTCTTGACGTTTGTTTAGGTATGTATTCAGTTGTGACGCACGTTGTGTTGCTATCCCTCCAAGGGATTGAACTAGTTCTGTTACATCTCTAACAAGAGCTGTAGATGTTGTACAAAAAGACACCCCTCCTGTAGATGCAACAGTACCATCTGTGTCTAGCAGCCCTTGTAGCAATGCTTCTCGATCAGGTATCGATGCTATCAAATAAGACTTAGGAATAAACTTATCAATTGATGTTTTACCATAGACCCCGAGTGTTTTTAGGATCTCTCGCACAATACTTGGTTTTCCTCCAGCAAGAACCCCTTTAACATGTGAGATATTATATCCATATTTTGCTACTTTTTTAAAACGATAATCTTCTGGTAATCCTAAGGCACAACGTTCAACAATCTCTGGATCTGCACTGCATAAAGAAAGGTTATTAGAACTAAGAGAACCATCACCAAGCAATGCTCCTAATAAATATGGATCAAGAGGAAGTTCTGTTGCTGGATATTCAACTGGTTGTGTGACAGGAATCTGATAACGAGGATAACCTCTACTGTCTAACCAAGGTGTTTCTCCTAGTTCACAAGTTGCAGTAACTCTTTGGGTCAATGCTCCAGGGCGACCATTCCCTTTAATTCCTACTGTTTTTTGTGTACGTATTTCATTAAGCGTCATGCTGCGCCAATCTCCTTTTCCGTCTGTTCCCATTCGTCGCACCTTCCATAGGTGTTGATCGTCACAACGAACAGAAGAACCATCAGTAAAGACGACTTCCCATGTAAGTGATTCTTCGTAATCTGAAATACCTACTACTTCAGTTAATTGCCCGTGTTCAGAAAAGACAATATCACCAACTTGTAGTTCACCTATAGGTACCCATCCATTAGGAGTAGCTACTGGTGTAGATACAGCTAATGGCCCACGGGGACCAAGTAGATCAATATTAGGACCGGCTATATTTTTTAAACAGACACTATTCTCACCTGTTACAAAGTGTCCATGCCAATCTTTGTGATGGGAGGCAGGAGGTTTATTAGCAACATATTCACAAAAGAAACTAAAATCTTCTCTAGCTTTTTTTACTGCTTCTTGGTTATCAGATGGTTTAACTGTGTAGTTTTTTGCAGCCGCCCTTGCGTTGCGTCGATACGCAAGATGTAAATATGAGGGCATGCCAAGAAACTAACTAGATCAAATATAGCCTAAGATTTAGATTTTTGTTCTTTATATTTACGAGCTTTATCTAAAGCAGCCTTACGTTTTTCCTTGTCTGTCATATTAGAACCGTCTTCTTTTTTCGCCTCTTTATTCTTGAATATCTCAAGAACTTCAGGAGGCATTGATTTTTTAGCCATCCTATTAACGCATCTGTCTTTGTGAACGAGCTGCCATTTGAGCACGTTGCATTATTTCCTGGGCATCTTCATCTGTATAGCGAGTAGATCTACCTGGTCCCATGGAGATACCGCCTTTAGCAGGCATATTAAATCCAGCAGTAGGATTAGCTGCTTCTACATTAGATCTGTTTTCAAGACCGCTGTAACGATTATTGGCTTCCATGTCACTATAATCTGGTTCTAAACCAGGGCGAAAATCAGCATTTACTGGGGATCTTTGAGCATTTGTTACTTGCTCTTCTCTTTGTTTACGCATCATGGCTTCCATCATGGCTTGCTTTCCTGCATCAGCAGTTCCGCCTCCCATGCCTGGTGACCCGCTATTGGCTCCCATAACTACCTTACTTACCCTTTAGGGCACGTAAACGATCCATCTTGGCCTTCATGTCCTCTTTCTTATCAACAGGCTTTGCAGCGCCTTTAACGCCAGGCTTACCACCTTTAGGTGGATTAGGTGGAATAGCCTTCTTGCCACCCTTCATTTCTTCTTTCCCTTTAGGGGGTACTTTGCCAGCCATGTTATTCACTTGAGTGATAAATTTATTTTAGTACATTATTCTTCTAATTGCATTCTTGCCCATACACTCATTGCTGCTTCTTTTAAAGGACCTTCTATTGGGTCATCTTTAAATATAAAAGCTAATTCACGTATGGCACGGTCTGCCCCTGCCATCAACAAGCCTTTCCTATCTTTATTAGCAGTGAACTGCTCTACTTGATTGATGGTACCACGAAGCTCTTTTTCCATTGCTGCAATACGTGCTACCCCTGCTTCTCTTTTTACACCCATATTTTCAATATCGTCACGCAACAAACGGATATCATCTTTCATGTAGCCAATTTCATCCAGTAGTATCTGCCTGTGGTCAGGTTTCTGATACTTTTCTTTTATCCATTCTTCACATGCAGTAATACTACCTAGGTAACCAAGGAAACGAGCATACAAAAAACACTCAATTGTTGAATAGTTTTCAGCACAAAAAGAACAGAATGACTCATGGGTACCAGGGTCTAAGCCTTCTGCCCACGCATCAAAGACTTCAGTATTTGTAAGCTCCACGGGCCTGGGCAGTATCCCTGGCTTCGTCGCTTTCACTGAACTCTTGTTTTTGTTTAGATCCTGCACGTTCTTCTGTAGCTTGCTTTCCAATAGTTTCTCTTTGTTGTTCACCAGTATCTTTGTACTTTTGTTTAGCAAATTCATAAGCTACACCAGCGGCCTTGCGATATTGCTCAAGACCTTTGTCTGTGAACAACTCATCGTTGTCAAATGCTGCGCCTATATCGTCTGCCATGTTCTTATCAGAAGTTAGCCATCATGCTAGAAAGACCTTGGCTGTAGATATCCCGACGTCCTTCAACAGATTTTTGACGTTGTTGTTTCATCTTAGAACCTTCTAATTTACCAAGAAGGGATTCAAATTGAGTAAGATCTGCCTGAGGACCATATTCTCCTCCTACTAATTCTTTTGTTAAATCACCATATGCCTCTTCATTAATCGTTCCCGCTTCTTTTTCTGCTTTTAATCCAGCTAACCTTTGTGCGTACGTTTTTGGTGTGGCGGTCATTTTTATTATCGTTAACTGAATTAATTATAGCAACTTAATCTTAAAAAGACGTATTAGAGTCTTGTTTAGTTTTTAAAAGTTTTAATAGTTCTTTGAATCTGTTAACATCAAACTCAGTCTGAGGTCGTTCTTCATTCATTTCTTTTGTTTTATTTACTTCTTGTGTAGGTTCTTCCATCATGAGAAGTTAAAAGCTCCTATGGTACTTGCTAATAAACCGTATTGTCCTTGCTGCTTACCTATTTTAAGGTCACCTTCAGTACGCAATTTAGTTAATTCAGTTGATATGTTTCCTTCTAGTGATTTTAATCCTGAATTATATAAAAAACTTTCATAGTTATTTTTAGACTGTTTTGCTCCTTCGATCTCTTCTGCCGATCCTGTGAACACAGGAGCGCCAGGAGCAAGAAAACCTGGGGTAGTAACATTTGTTTTAGAAATTAAATCAGCTGTTAGACCAGGTAAGGCACCTGTTCCAAAATTATATTTATATTTACCTGTCCTGGTACCTGTATCATCTAATACGGGGCCACCATAACGAGCCTCCATCTCAGCTTCAAAGGCACTACTAGGGCGAGCCTTCTTGTATTCTGGTGTTCCTTGTATATCTTGCTCGATGGCACCAGTGGTACGCCCTAAGCTCATCTGTTGCTGGTTTCGTGCCAGCTCCTCTCCTGTTGGCGCACGACCCAAAAGACGTTGATAGGCTGCTGAAATATCTGCTTCTCTACGTTTAGGCGCAAATTCTTGATATGTTTTAGTTATATCTTCTAGTTCGTTTGCTGCTGGAGCAAGTTCATATTTTGTGTAATAATCTTCTACTAATTTCTGAGCTGATTCTTCTCCAATCAGACCACTTGATAAACGTCTTTTAACATTAGCAATATATCCAGGACGACCCGCTTCTCCTGCGGCTTTACGTTCTGCAGCTATGCGATCAATACGATCAAGTTCTTTTTGTTTTTCAGCTCGTGCTTCACTTAGTATTCTTTCTTGTGCATCTCGTGCATCTCTAGCTTCTCTTGCAGACGCTACCGCCTGCTGATTCATCATCATCATCATTGCCATATCATTACCGCCGCCGCCGCCTTTAGATCCTCCGCCTCCCATGATTTAACTCCTATACGTTTGGTAAATTAAACTGACCATATTGAGTCATTGCAGGTAATGCTGCTGCATACCTACCTGCGAATCTTTCCATTCTAGCGTCTTTTTCTTTCCCTTCTCTAAATAAAGGAGTTTGACTTTCTTCTTCTCCTAAGCGATTTTCTTGTCTTGCCATTGCAAATTGCATTGGCATAAATCGCTGTAAGTCTTCTTCTTTACCTCTCCGTTGCCATGCATAATCAATAGGTGCATTATATAGAGATCCACCAAGTTGTCCAAATACATTATTATATTGTGCTACCGCTCTTCCTGCACGTGCATCATTAGCTGATTGCATCGTACCCATAAAATTATATAAAGCTTGTTTTTCCGCTGATTTACGTTGCTCTGCTGCCGCTCTCTGATTAGCTTGTCCTGTAAGAAAAGAACCTCCTATCTGCCCTACGGCAGCTATCCCCATAGATACTGGATCAAACATACTACTTCCTGCTTTTTTTGTATCTGAGCCTAGTTTACTCCAGTCTCCAAAACCAGAGTTGACTAACGATCCACCCCAATCATAAGCCATGATTAACTAAAATATTGTCTATTAGGATATGGTTGAGGAGAAAATACTGGAACATCTTGACGCGGTATAGTTGTTAAACCCCGTTGATATGCTTCTGCTGCTCTTACTGGACTTTGCGCTATGTAAGCAAGCATCTCTGGACTACCCCCAGCTATGCCTGTTTGTATTCCTTTAGATAAAGCGCCTAGCCCTGCATATGCTATTTCTTGTCCAAATTTTTGCTTTGCTAATTCATTAGCTCTTGTTGCTCTTGCATCATCTAAGGCATTTATAATTGGCATTAAAGCCCTAGCTTCTTCTGCTTGACTTGGTCTACTTAGATTTCCTACATATAGCGCCTGTGCTAGATCACTCATTTTTGAAGGATCAAAAGAAGCTTGTCCAGAAGCCCTAGTACCAAACTGTGGTTCGGGTCCAAAAGCAGTGAGTAAATCCTTGGCTCCTACTCCCATAGAAGATCCAGCAAGCCGAAAGTAGTTATTAGCGTTTGCCATGATTAACCAAATTGAATATTAGGTGATTGGCGAACAGCAAATTGCGCATACGGATTAGTGCTTGCAAAAGTACGGGCTAATGCTCCAGCTTCTGCTTGTGCTCCTTTAGCTAGAGCGCCTTGTGTAGCTAACATACCAAGACGTGCATCTATATTTCCTCCTGTATTCATTAAGGCTTGTGTACGCACCATATCTTTATCTTTAGATTGTTGAATAATTGGATCTAGCCGTTTAGAAAGTTGTACTTGTGTTTCCATACTATGTTGAATAATATCTTTCATTCCTGCTCTGTCTGCTGCACTGTATCCTTTATACAAATCAAGTTGTTGACTACCTATAGCTTTTTGACTTTCAAGATATCGTGCTGTTTCATTTAATGGAATATTAGTGCCAGGGATATAAGCAGGGGGTTCAGTTCCTTTTGTCTCTGATTTATTTCCAGTTTGTTGCCCAGTGATTGCATTTTTAATTCCTTCTGCTCCTCTAGCAAAAACTTCTCCTGTTCCGTATGCCCCTACTACAGGTGCTACAACCCTAGCTATCTTTCCGAGTGGTCCAGGTATATTTTTAACCAGTTGTGCCGTTCCAATACCGCCTAATATAGATCCTGGAACAGAGGCAATAGCACCAGTAAGCTGATCTTGTTGAAGTTGATTTCCAAGTGAAAGAAGGCCTGCTCCTAATGCTGCGGTTCCTCCTATGTTTCTAGTATTAAATCCTCGGTTACGAAGGCCTGTTGCTGTATTTGCAACAGTTTCATTATAACCTCGTCCTATTTTTTCTTGTCCTAGAACACTAGCAGCTGCAGCTTCAGGCGAAAGCATGCCTATGTCCCTACTCATCCTATTAGCTAAATAAGTCTGTGCAAATTGTTCTGGAGATACAAGAGCCATTTATTGTTCAGTCATTTATTTATATATTTAAATTCTATCAGATATTATCTTGTTGTTGATACTCTGAAAGCTTAGGTAATTTTTGTCTATTAGCTGCTGCTATTGTTTCATTCACTGCATGTCCCATAGCAACACCCACTGCTGATCCTATTACACCTCCCATAACACTGCGTCCTGCAATTTTGGCTGTACGCGGAGCAGTTTTAGCACCTATGATTGCTCCTGCTGTGCCTGCAGTAAATCCACCTACCATAGGAATAGAAGCAGGAAAACCTAATAAACGGGCTTCAGGAACACCTTGTAAATTTTCTGTGGTTCCTTTAACAATACCAAGATTAAGAAAACCTTTATCATTATAAAGATAATTTAAATAATTGCCATATCGTTCAGGTGTGAGATCAGGAATATCTTGTTTTGCTGTTTCATATTTAAGAGGGCGTCCTGTTCTACCCAGGAAAAAACGTTCAAATAATTCTTGTGCTGGCTGAGTTGATTCACGACGATCTTCTGCACCTTCTTCTGCATAAGCTTGAGAGTAACCTTTTGGTCTAAATTGCTGCTCTGGATTAGTAATGTCATATGTACCAGCGGCAGCAATCGCTGGTAACCCTACACCTAACCCAATAAGAGATCTTGTTACTGGACTTTGAGGCATCCCTGCTTTGTCTAAAACCAGATCCGATACACGTTGAGCAATAGCCAACGGATGATTGTAACGCCACCAATATGTACGTGTTCCATCATTTGCTGCATCTACAATTACACGAGAGGTGTAAGCACCAAGAAACTCCATTGGTGTTTCACGTGCTGTTATTCCTTCTGCTGTTAATTTTTTTTTAAACTCAGGAGACAAAACACTTTGCCCATAATATCCTGGAGCACGACCACCCTGAGTTCCACCTATTCCCGCCATGTTGGCTTGAACCCGTGAGCCTACTTGATATCCCTTTCGCCCTGCTGCTCCTAAATCTTTTAATTGTGAAATAAGTCCCATGATTAATATTGCAGTTGTTTCATTTGTTCTGCTAAATAAGCTTGATGTTCAGGAAGTAGCTCAATACCTGGAACAGGTAAAGACGTAACTCTTTCTGGTAATCCTTGTAACTGAAACCTTGTTCCTTGTGCAATAGATTGTGTTGCACCATTATTTAAAGTTTGAAACTGTAATCCTTGATGATATAACTGTTGTTCTTGTGAAAGCACAGTAGGTGTTACTTGTGGAAGTAAACGTCCTCCTGTTACCATATCGACAGCTACAGGCGATAACAAGGAAGCGCCTAGATTAACACCTTGTTCTATAGCAGATGGTGCCATGTAAGGTTTACTTACAAGCCTGCCAGTTGAATCTTTTACCTGTAAAGTTCCTTTTGTACCGGGAGCAAATTTTCTTGCTGCCATTACCAATGGTAAGTTTGTAAGAAAATCACCTGCACCATAGGCAACACCAGCTACTGGACCTCCAGCAACCAGTCCTAATAATCCTGATATACCAGATTGGATACCTACGTCTTTTGCCACTTCTCTTCCCAATCCACCTTTACTAAAATACTTACCTGCTAATTTTGCTATTCCACCTAACATTTCATTTATCCTGCATTATCTTTATTTTATACGAACTATTTCTGATTAGGTCCCATAGGAAGCTTATTTTCTTCTTGTGTAGTTTTGCTTCCTTCTTGCTGTTCTTTACGTATTTGTGGACTTGTTTGTTTTGATGGTAATAATTCAGCAACACTCATTTTTCCTTCTGCTTCATCTTCTGCTCGTTGTTCGGCTATATCCATCAAGAAACCTCTTGGATCAGGATTAGACATTGTAGGCATTGGATTTTTAGCTCGTTTAGCAGGATTTAAAGTAGGACTAAGTTTATATGCATCTATCCAAAGAGGTTGATAATCTGGTTGATCTTGTGGACGTTGTTTAGTAAGCGCACGACCTTCTTGAAAATCATAATCTTCTCTACGTTTAAACCTGCCCAATCCTTTAAATAATTCATAGTTGCTATTGACTTCTTTGTTATTATCAAAGAAAGGTGAATTAGAAATAAAGTTAAGATCTGAGTTTAAAGTAAGTTGTTTTGTTTTGACACGATTTAATAAATCTTCTTCTGTAAAACGAGACGGTGTCCATGGCGCTCTGTTGCTACTTGCTTTTGTACGAAACAAATCATCAAAAGAAAGTTTCTTATGATCATAATTACCCCTGTTAAAAGGGTTGGTGATATAACGACCTAGATCAAGGCGGGCATCCTTTGACATCAGCTAGCCTTTTCCTTCTTACGGTTATTTAACTTTACCAAAGTTTTACGCAGGTTGGCTTGCTTAACAGTCTTTTCATCATACTTGTCTGGTTCAGCAAGAACATTCTCTTGCAGTTGAGAAGAAGTAATGCCTTTTCGTTTAGCTTTTGCTGTAAAGGTACCTTCTTTGATCTCAGCTTTTTGAATCCATTTTTTGGACTTTTCTTTTTTTTCTTTTGTCATAATTAAATACCTATACCTAATTGCTTAAGAATCATTTGTGGATCCCGTCCTTCAATCTTAGCTCTACGTAATGCCTCACTTGCTATTAAACTTTTATTTGCTTTTTCACGTCGATCTATTTCTCTAGTAATAGCACGAGATCCTGATGAACTTGACTTTTCTAGTGCTCGCTGAAGACCCTCATTTGAAACATCCGAAAAAGGCGTTTGCTCTCGTCTTAAAAGCCAACCAGGTACATTACTAGGTTTTTGACTTGCTTTTTCAGAATACTCTCCTGTAGCTTTACTTACTGCACCAGGGACATATCTAGGCTCTATTCCATACAATCCTATACCAGCGCTTCCTCCTTTAGTTGTTTCAATAGGAGTTTGGTTTAAAAAAGAATATTGGATTTCTTGTTTGGAAAGTTGCTCTGCAGGAACATCAGCAGATAATGCACTAGATACACGTTGTCTACCTGGTATATCAGCAGCTAATTCATCAGGAGCTCCGGGAACTAAAACATCGGGTGTTCCAAAAAGTTGTCGCCTTTCTTGTTTAGGTAATGCTTCATGATAAAGCGGAGATGCGCCACGTATTGCGCCTCCCATTGCTGTTGTAGTAATTTCTGCTAATGGACCAACATTCAATACTGATCGTAATGTCTTTGGTGCAAGAGCTTCTTCTGGACCTATTTCTTCAACAACATCAACTGCTCTGCGTATAGCAGACGGTAATGAAATATCAATTTTATTTAAATCTTGCAAGTTTCTAAAATTAACAGTTCCTGGTTCTGCTCCTGGTATTGATTTGGTTGCAAAAGATTGTGCAAGGGCACGTTCAAATCTTTCTGTCCCTGGACGTAAACCACTGGCTTCAACTGCTTGCCTTCTATTGATCATTTCTTGTTTTGCTAAATCTACAAATTCTTGAGAAGACACACTACGACGTAATGTTGGCTCTTCTTGTTCCATGCTGATACGATATTGCTCCTCTGCCATCCCCTCCAGTACGTCTATTTGACTAGTATCTAAATCTTCATCTTGTTGTAAACGATGTTTTATTCTACCTGTTATTTGATCTTCTCCTGATTCAATAGCAGCTTGTTGCTGTGCAGAAATCACAGGCAATTGAGATTGTTGTATTGAGGTAAGATCTGGTGCTTTTGCTCCAGTTGTTTCAATATACGTTAAATTAAATGGTTTAGGTTCAATAGCACTTTCTACTTCAGTTAATGCTCCAATTTTTGCATCTGCTTCTTCTCGTAATTCATCTAAATAATTTTTAGTAAATGATTTTGGTTCTACTACAACTTTGGACGGTTGTACTACAGGAAGATCTGCTTTTCCTACTGTCGTGACTGGTTGAGCTGTTCTTGTTGCAAGATCTATATTACTTTGAGCTGTAGCTCGAGGAGCAGATTTTCTAAATAAACGAGATAAACCTAGCCCACCAGCGGCAAGACCTAATCCTGTTGCAACAACACCAGCAATATTGCCATAATCAGGACCTTGTTCAGGTATTTTAAGTTGATTACGCCTAAATTCAAGTACCTCAGGTACCATCTGCGCCCTTTCTTCTGGATCTTCTGGTACAGGTACACCAGTTGCACGACTATAGGCGTAGAAATCAGTCGGAGAAAGGGCCATTTAGGTTTATTAGCTTTATTTTTGTTCTGTAAATATTCTAATGTTGATAATCTAGGTTATAGTAAAATAATAAAACAAGTTTAAACATAAATGAACCAAGAAGCCAGGCTAGCAAGAATCAAAGGATTGCAAAGTATTAAGAAAAAGGCTTTAAACCTTGCTAGTACTGGTGCAGATGCATTTGAAATACGTGATTTTGTAACAGAAGCTAAAAAAGGACTTGCTTATACAATACCAGAGGAAGATCAATTTAGAAAATCTAAGACTCTTGCATTAGAATACAAGAGACAACAGGCAACAGATCCTATTGTTGACTAGATTTAAGTAAAAGTTGAATCACCGGGCTTAAAAACCCGGATTTTTTGTGTGTATTTTTGGGCTAAGTAGGGATTTTACATACTAAAAACACTATAAAAGGGTCTAATTAGGGTAAAAATTTCGTTACTGTTCTCCACCCACCCACGCGAAGTGAAATGTGGGGAGAAAAAAAAAGAATACGTGGTATGCCTGTGTATATGTTGTGTGTGGTGCCCCATGAGGTGAGCGTGTTGGTGCGGTGAGAGTGTTACTTGACTACGTTAGTGAGTGTAAGAGATGGTTAACTACGTTAAGAGGAGAATACATCTGACTACGTTAGTGAGTATATAAAGACCTGACTACGTTAGTGAGTATATAAAGACCTGACTACGTTAGGAGGTTTATTGAGGCCTGACTACGTTAGGAAGATAGTTTACTTGACTACGTTATTAAGTATAAGTGAACGTAAGGAGCGGAATCTCTAGTATAACCGATGATCTTAACGTTTTCTTAACGTTTGTAGATTAGGTCGTGCTAGAATCGCCTGCTTTCGTTCTCAAACGAATGTTGGGCCGTCAAGCTGGACGTTAAACGCAGCAGACAACTCAGGTGGTAGATCACCAGGTGTCCTTGGCATCCACACTTCAGTGGTATAAGTCCAAGCTACTGGAGAACACCGTGATCAACACCACCGCTAGCGCCAACGTTACTGAGTTGGAGCTGACTGACATTACTGATATGTCATCGGCTGCAATGCAGGAAATGTTTGACGCGTCTCGACGGAAGTGTGGCGATAACGTCATGCTCCAGGTCCTTGACCTGCTTGAGTATGGCCGTAGCCAGACACTTACTGCCGAACATCTCCGGGTCATCAAGTCCTACGTGGATGAGATGCTGGAGAACAACTGAACTGTAGTACTCCACTTGTTAGAGGGCCAGGTGCAACTCCTGGCTTCAGTCATTGCCTCCAGCGGAGATAGGCACCGCACAACCAGGAGTAATCCGGTGAACAAGACCCAACAGCTAGCCAAACAAGCTGTAGATAAAGCTATGAACATGGGCTGGGAAGTCTATGTTTGCTACGACCAAAGTGACGGGATTGATTATGCAACAGTAATTGCCTGGGCACCAGGATCTACTAGGGCTCGTTATATCACTTTCATCGACGAGATGGAGGGATCAAAAGGATGGCGATCAGTAGACAGATTTGATACTTTTCTAAGGTTTCATAACGTTCTCTGAGTACCAGGCGTGATGCCGGGAGGTCGAACCTCCCACTCAGTATTGCCTAGTCCGCAGGAGATGGGCACCTGCACAACATCAACTCGATTATGTTTTCAGTTAATAACGTAGCTGCATTCATATGTGGTTATGTGATTGTAATAGCTATTGGTTCGCCAATAGCAGTGCGTATGCTTGATAAAGCAACTGCACAACAATGCATTAACCACGACTGGCCTACTGCTGCACATAAAGTCCACATGGACTGGTGTACAGCTAACGGCTACGTAACTTCCTTCATCCAACCTTAATCATGAAATCTGACTCATTGCTAACTCCCGTACTTGCCGTTGTCATGGGCACCGGCCTTGGCATGCTGCTTTCAGTAGCTGGCCAGAAGGTGCTCAATGCACACACCCTAGAGAACTGTTGGCGTACACCTAATCGCCAACTTGTCCACCTTCGCCTGTTCCAAGGTGATGCATGGTACTGCGTAGACAAACGCTACCTTAACTAGTTATTAATAGGGGGCTGCGCATCCTTACAACGCAGACTACACCACTGCACTAATTACCATGTCTAAAGTTGTTGACTTTATTAAAGCGTGGGTTGTCGTTGTTAACGGCGACCCTGAGCTTTTTGAATCAGAAGACGAAGCTAATGAGTATCTTCACAAATTGGTATACGAATGGAATGAAGTAACCCTACCACAGTTAGCTGTTCTATCGGCCGACTGTTATTTAAATTCTTTATTATGGCTAACAAATAAGAATTAACAGGACGAAACCAGGTTATAACATTATAACGATGCTGTAACCTGGTCGGCAGTTAATTACTGCCCTGATGAGTCCACATCAGAAATCCCATCGCATTATTACCATGAAGAACAATCACAAGATCTGCGGCAGGTACGTGGAACTAGACACGTATCGTCGCAGTAAAGATACCAGACAGTTAAAACTAACCATATTAAATATCATTACATTTATCGGAGCCGCTGCTGTGATGGCTATTGTCATAACAGCAGGGTTAGGCTCTGATATAACCACACCCTTGACTCCAACACAACATGAACAACTCAAGAGAAGATGACGTAATAGTCATCAGCATTACCATCATCTCAATCCTATTCACAGTATTATTCCAACTCATTCTAGAAACATGGCATTACTTCCAGAGCAACAGCAAATCGCAACAGCAATCGGTTACGTCGCCCTTGATGGTGACGAAGGTACCTCACAGTACCCAGCCGATATTGACTTCCCAACCCCTCCTCCCAAAGGAGCAATCCCCTGCACAGGGAACGTCCGTAAAGATAAGCACGGTACCCTCCGCTGCTATTGGATTCCAGCAGGAGGTAACTACACCTCTGAAGAGAAAGACGAGCTCCAAGGGTGGTACGACGTGCCAACCCTTGAAGACATCGAAGAATACACGTTCGACGACACCTGCTATACCCCAGCAGGTGACGAAGTAGAACCTGATCATCCTGATAGCTGGTTAAGAATACTTAGCCTGGTATAACTAAACCTGGGCACCCATCACCATGGGGTAAGTCCCATTATTAACCTTCACCTTATCAGAAACGCAATGACTACTAAAACCTGGATTATTAGACTTGAAGTTGAAATTGATGAAAATAGCCATCCTCGCAAATTTATTCCTGAGGCAATCTTAGAATGTCTAAAACAAGAAGAAGGTGAAGACCTTATTGATCACACATACATTTGTCTTGACTAACAAGACACATCATCAAGCTACGGCCACATTACTACTTACGTTTAACCAAACCTGGGCACCCATCACCATGGGGTAAGTCCCAGATATCTAATCAATCTTTAACCTCCACCTAACATGACTACCACTACAAGACGCATCAATGAATACACTGCCCTCGCAGTTATTCTCAAAGACCTCAAGGCTATCGTAGCTAGGGAAAGCAAGCGTCCACAAGGATGTGAAGAC